ATTTGACACCGCAGTTACGTACAGAACTCCCGCAGACATTAATCGCTCGATGGGGCGTGTCTACGGTTACATGAGTTTGGCAGTATGTATTAGTATGTTAGTTAGCATGTATGTTGGCATGACGCCCGAATTGTTGCAGTTTTTCTTTACTGGTGTAATGAAATGGGTTGTAATCTTTGCCCCTTTAGTATTTGTTATGCTAGTTCCAATTATGCTTAACTCAGGGATAGGTAGAACCGGGGCAGTAGCTTTGCTATCAGCGTTTGCCGCATTGATGGGTCTTAGTTTTGCAGTAATATTTGCTGTCTATACACTAGGTTCAATCTTTACTGCGTTTATGGGCGCAGGTGTGTTGTTCGGTACTATGAGTTTTTATGGTTACTTTACTAAACGTAACCTAGATAGTATGGGACAATTTATGTTCATTGGATTGATTGCAATTGTAATTGCTAGTATAATCAATATCTTTATTGGCAGTACAGTTATGCAGATGGTTATCTCAGCATTGGCTATCATTATCTTCTTGGGTTTAACTGCGTATGATACGCAAAAGATCCGCGAAGAATTGTATGAATCAGGCGATACTACTATTGCAGAAGTCTCAGGTGCATTAACTCTGTATTTGGACTTTATTAACTTGTTCTTGTCGTTGTTGCAACTATTCGGTGAAAAGAAATAATGAGAAATAATCTTTGGGTTGAGAAATATAGACCAAGTTCAGTATCAGACTATGTGTTTGTTGACGACCGTCAACGTGAACAAGTTACTGGTTGGATTCAAGCAGGAGAGATTCCTCACTTACTGTTGAGCGGTGAACCAGGTACAGGTAAAACTACTCTTGCTAAAGTTCTTATCAAGGAACTAGGAGTTGACGATTACGATGTATTAGAAATCAATGCATCACGTGAAAACTCAGTAGACACGGTTCGTGATAAAATCACTGGGTTTGTTCAAACAATGCCCTTTGGTAAGTTCAAAATCGTTTTACTTGACGAGGCTGATTATCTAAGTCCTGCAGGTCAGGCAGCATTGCGTAATGATATGGAAGCATATTCCATGACAGCACGATTCATTTTGACTTGTAACTATGAGCATCGTGTTATTCCAGCATTGCGTGAAAGTCGTTGCCACAAATTTCACATTGCTAAGCCAGATAAAACTGAATTTACAGCAAGAGCCGCAACAGTTCTAGTAAATGAAAATATTGAATTTGATTTAGATGTTTTGGATACTTATGTGGGAGCAAGTTATCCTGACTTGCGTAAGTGTTTGAATCAATTACAAGTAAATAGTAGTACGGGTAAATTGTTACAACCTACAAGTCAAGGTTCTAACGAAGATGAAATGCTTGTTGACGCAACACAACTGTTTAAGAACGGTAAAGTGACTGAAGGTCGCCAGCAACTACTTCAATATTTGAGTTTGCATCCTAGTAGAATCGAAGACATTTACCGCTGGATGTACACGAATTTAGATTTATGGGGTAATACCCAAGATAAGAAAGATGCTAACATCATTATTATTCGTAATGGTTTAGCGAATTTAAGCCTAGTTGGTATCCCTGAAATCAACTTGGCAGCTACTTTAATTGAGTTATCACAATGAGATATTTACTAATCACTTATGTCCGTAAAGCGGACGGAAAAATTGATGAACAGGTTACTGTTTCAAAACGAACTAAAGACACTGATATACAAATGTGTAATGTAATCTTAGATTACAAAGACAAAAAAGTAGTCAAGTCTGTTATTGATGGTCATGCTATGCCCACAACATGGGAAAAGATTGATACTTATTACCGTGAATTGTATCCAAGCATCATTGAACGTTTAGAACAAGAAGCCGGGACAGACGAATAAAAAGGGGCGCAAAGCCCCTTTTTTATTGATATAGATTTAAGACATGTTCGATGATCCTGTGTCGTTGAACATCTTTCAGTTCAAAGTTGCATAACTGCAATCCAGGAATCACCCCCTTTCTCAATCGATTTTGTAAGTCTAGTAGCCCATTGTCGGCTGTTTTTCTATCGGCTTGTTCAATGTCGCCAGTAATTACAATCTTACTACCGACTCCGATTCTAGTCATAATCATTTTGAGTTGACCAGGAGTTGCATTTTGTGCTTCATCAAGTATAATGTAGCTGTGCTTAAAGTTACGACCTCGACAAAATGCTAGGGGTGCAATTTCCACTATCTGTTCTTCTAGCATGTGGGCGATTTCACTCGCTGTATAATACTCTCTTAAAACATCTAATAACGGTCTAGTCCATGGCTCCATTTTCTGATTAATGTCGCCTGGTAAGAAACCATGTTTTTCATCTTCAACACCAACTGCTGGGCGTGTCAGGATAATACGGTCTACTTCACCTGCCTTCAATGCTTTGATAGCGGCTTGCATAGCTAAGTAAGTTTTACCTGTTCCTGCTGGTCCACCAACAACGACAATATCTGTGTTTTCGTTTAATAGTGCGAGGATGTATTTTTCCTGATTGACGGACTTGGGCACTAATTGTATTGGACGTCTGTCTAATTTTACTCGTGCTTGGTCGAAATTGATTGTTTTTGATTCCTTTGTGTAGAATGTCTGTGTGTCATGTTTTTTACTGTGTGAGTATCGTGTATCTTGCTCTTGTTGACGCAATGCGCCAGTTTTTCTTTTACTCAAAATAAGCTCTCCTTGGTCGAGTATTGTGTTCTCATAAAACACAAGAATATTTAAATTACTTTAGTGTGTTGATAATAGCGTACTTTTTGTGCATACATTCCTGATAAATATTAGGCTGTTCTCAATCTTTTTATAAAGCTCAATATCATCAGCAAGATGATAAATACTAAACTATGAGCAATCCTTCAGACGAATTTTTCAAAGATATCGATTATCCTAGCATCATCGATACTATTAAAGGTGTTTACTTTAGTGACGCCACAATCAACTCATTATTGGATTTTGAACGAGTCCTAGATGAAGCAGACCTATACGCATACAAGAATTGGGATTTGGGCGAACTTGTTAGAGGCCCTGATGTCAAAAAGTACAATGTTTCTTGCGTATTCATGTACCCGGAAAGATTGATGCCCGATCCACGTGGTGGAAAGAGATTGATTCGTTTAGGTTGTACGATTAAATTCAAGAAAACAAAAATTAAAGTTCCAGTCAAAATCGAATCACAAGACGATTATAAACCCGGGACTCATTATCCAAAAACAGTAGAACGTGATGTATGGTTAGTATACATCCAGATGCCTAAAGACTTGATGAACGATATCCGTGAAGGTTCTATTGACTTAGCAGACCAAACTATCGACTTGGAAGAGTTAGATAATGCGTATGAGGATGATTTAGATAAAGAGGGTAATGAGGGCGAGGAGAATGAAGGTTCCGGTCAGGCGCCAGCCCAGGGTGATATGAGCATAGGTGGAGGTTTGCCACCGCCACCAATGGGTCAACCACAAGGAGGACCAATGTAATGTCTAAGATTCTAACAGAAGGTCTAGACCATATGGACTTGCAGGGTCAAGTAATTCCTAAAATCACACTAGACAAATATGAAGCTAAAATGGGCAGTGATGATGAAATCGTCACAGTCTCTATGGTTGTAAAAAGCAATTCAGCAAGTGAAGATTTAGTAGATTGGTTTGAACGTGGTTACGATTGGGTATTAGACGGTAAAGTTAGTGACGGTGAACTTACTACTGGTAAATTTGTAGTGTTCATTGAGCTAGACCGTAGAACCAAAGTACCAGAAAGAATAATTGAAATAGTTGAAGATATGGAAACATTAACTGGGTTGTCAGTTGATGACTGGACAATGGAAATAGATGGTCAGGAATATCCATTAAGTGCAGACAAAATGAGAGAATTGATTCCATTAAGCCCGCACGAGTATAGAGAAAGATTCCCCGAAGAATCAGAAGATGATGAAGGGTTGAATGAGATGCGTGAACGTGCTGGATTAGCACCACATAAATCAAACAAAGTACAAGATTCATTATTAAAAGATTTTATAGCAAAGGCAGGATTATAAATGGCAACATTATTACCAAGAAAATCAGGACCACAAGATAACGCAATTGCAACTGATGATGACCATCACGAAGCATTGTCAAGTGATCCAGCAGTATCAGCATTCCCACAAGGAAGTTCATTTGGAGGATTCGGAAATGCAACATCAAATGGCACAGCAGCATTTGGCGCACCTCAAGCAGGAGGCTTCGGTGGTTCCACCGGCTTTAGTTCAACAACTACAACATCGTCAACAACTAGCAGTTTCGGAGCAAGTCCGTCAATACAATCAGGAGCATCTATGCCACAACACAACCCAGCAGATTCTTTAAAATCAGGCGGAGGCGCAATGTCCGAAGGTGGTGAATCTACTGTAGCATTAGACAAAGATGCAACAGATTGGATTAATAAGAAATGGCGTCCAGTTATGGGTTGGGTGTACATGATGACATGTACCTGTGACTTTGTTGTGTTCCCGGTACTATGGTCATTGTTACAAGCATTGACACATGGTAACGTTACAAGTCAATGGCAACCATTAACATTGCAAGGCGCTGGTCTATACCACATTGCAATGGGTGCAGTTCTAGGTATCGCAGCTTATGGGCGAACAAAAGAAAAAATCGAGGGTGCGGCAAAATAAATATTGACTTAACGCACAAACTGCGTTATACTTAATATTATGAGCGACCACTATCAAACTCTCGGGGTAGACAGAAATGCCTCCCCCGACGAAATCAAAAAAGCATACAGAAAATTAGCGGCAGTACATCACCCTGACAAGGGTGGTGATACAGCCATGTTCCAGAAGGTACAAGCTGCCTACGATACTTTATCAGACCCAGAAAAGAAAGCACAATATGATAATCCACATCAACACCACTTTGGCGGAAACAGCCCATTCGGATTTGAGTTTCACACCAATGGATTTAATGTCAATGACCTCTTCGGTTCAGTCTTCGGACAAGGAGGTCATCCTTTCTTCGGACAAGGATTTCAGAATAATCGACAACCAACATATCGCACCACAGTTTGGTTATCTTTGGAACAGGTATGTACAGGTGGAGAACAAGTACTACAACTGCAAACACCCAACAGTGGACTTCAAACTGTAAAAATCAATATCCCATTGGGTGTTGAAAATGGTGAACAATATAAGTATACGGATTTGATTAAAGATGCTACGCTTATGGTTGACTTTAGAGTTCACCCTCACCCAAAGTTTGAACGTCATAGATTTGACTTGTTGACCAAATTAGAAGTATCAGTGTTAGATTTAATTGTGGGCACCTCAGTTAAGTTTACTACAATTTATGGGAAAGAACTTGAAGTAACTGTCCCGGCTAAGTCTAAACCGGGCACAATGCTGAGAATTGCTGGTTCAGGCGTTCCATATAATGGGCAACATGGTGACCAAATGCTATTGATTATACCAGTAATGCCTGATACAATAGACGACAGAATAGTTCAAAGTATTCTACAATGTCAACCATCACGAGGAAACTAATAATTGACTAACTCACCTGAAATTGAATCCATTATTGAGCAAGCAATTGGATTCGCAAAAGAGCGCAACCATGAATACTGCACTATTGAACACTTGCTATTGAGTTTAATTTCATATACTCCCTTTAAAAAGTGTTTGCATGGTTATGGTATTGACGTTGAATCAATGACCAAAGAAGTTGTAGGATATGTTGATAGTTTACACGCTATCAAAGTAACCGACACTAGTAAAGAAGTTCATCCTAGAAAAACTAACAGTTTAGAACGAGTGATGAATCGGTCAGTAACTCAAGTGTTGTTTACTGGTAGAAAACAAGTTACTACGGTTGACTTGTATCTAAGTATTGCACACGAAACAAACAGTCATGCTCATTACTTTCTTCTAAAGTATGGTATCAATAAGAATGAGTTTGTACCATACTGGCAAAAACATTATAAGAATCAAGAATCGTACTCTAACTTGACTGAAACTCAAGCAGACGAGATTTTAGAAGAATACACCTCTAACCTAACAGAACTTGCACACAAAGGCAAAGTTGAACCGTTGATTGGTCGTGCATTTGAAATTGATGAAATTGTTAACGTATTAGCAAAACGATTCAAATCAAACGTATTGATGGTGGGCGATCCAGGTGTAGGTAAAACTGCTATTGCAGAAGGTCTTGCCCTGAAGATTGTAGAAGGTGATGTTCCTGAGTTTTTGAAGGGCCACACTCTTTATTCGCTTGAAGTGGGTTCATTGCTTGCTGGCTCAAAGTATCGTGGTGACTTTGAAGAAAAGATTAAAGCAATCATTGAAGCATTGAACACAAAGAAAAAAGCAATCCTATTCATTGACGAAGCACACACTATGAAGGGTGCAGGTTCAAGTAACAATAGTGGTCCTGACTTTGCTAACATGATTAAGCCTGCTATCACAAAAGGCACATTGAAAGTTATTGCAAGTACAACTTGGGAAGAATTCTACGAAAGTTTTGAGAAGGATCGTGCGTTGATGCGTAGATTCTATAAAGTATCAGTAGACGAACCAAATCGTGAATCAACTATTCGTATTTTGAATGGTCTAAGCACACGATTGAATGACTTTCACCATGTTGAAATCAAAGAAGATGCAATCGTTGCGGCAGTTGATGCGGCTACACGATATATGCACGATAGAAAGAACCCAGATAAGTCAATCGACCTAATTGATGCCGCTTGTGCTAAACAACGAGTATTGGGTAATGACGGTGCTATCATCACTAAAGAACTAGTATACGAACAAGTTGAGCGTATGACCAAAGTTCCTGCTGATAAACTCAACAATGATAATAACGACCGTATTATTAATCTCGAAACTAATGTTAAAGATAAACTATATGGTCAAGAAGAATCAGTTAATCAAGTACTTGAACGATTGTATGTGTCATTTGCGGGTATCGGTAATGATACAAAGCCAATGGCAAGTTTCTTGTTCTTAGGACCAACTGGTACAGGTAAAACTGAACTAGCACGACTATTATCTAAGAATCTGGACATGCCATTGTTGAAGTACGACATGTCAGAATATAGTGAAAAGTTCAACGTATCAGCATTACTAGGTGCCCCTCCCGGATACGTAGGTTACGGTGAAGGCAACTTAGGTGGTGGTCGATTAATCAACGACTTGAGCAAGAATCCTCATGCTATCTTGTTGTTTGACGAAGTTGAAAAAGCTCACCCTGATATCTTTAATGTGTTCTTGCAACTACTTGATGAAGGTCGAGTAACAGGTACGAACGGTAAAGAAGTCAATGCTAAGAACTGTATCGTCATTATGACTAGTAACTTAGGTGCTAGTGACAGTGAAAAGAACATGATTGGTTTTGGTAGTCAAGAAAAGACAGGTGAAGATGACAAGGCTCTTAAAGAATTCTTTAAACCTGAATTCAGAAACCGTATCGATTTGATTACTAAATTCAACAAACTCGACACATTGGCGATTAAGAAGATTGTAGTGAAGTTTACAGATGTCCTTAAGAATTCTCTGAAAGAAACCTACGATATCACTCTGAATTTGTCAGAGAATGTTGTAGATTATCTAGCGGAAAAGGGTTATGATCCTAAGATGGGCGCACGTCCTCTAGGTCGTAAAATTGATGAGTTGATTCGTGTACCATTATCAAAGAAAATCTTGTTTGAACGAATTAAGAATTCAAACATTACAGCAAACTTGGTCGGTGAAGAAATTCAATTTGATGTTCAACAAAAATTAACAGCAGAAGTAGGCGAAGATGGGATTATTAAAGTCAGCCAATAATGTTCAGGGTGTAGATTTTATCGATTATAGAGATACAGTCTACTATAACAAGTACACATATCGTGCAAGAATAACTGTTGAGGGTTTGCGCAGGGGCTATTATAGTGATCCTGAAGAATTTGAAGAAAGACTGAACAAGAATAAATTGTGGGGTAGGATTTCCGATAAAGAAAAAGAAACTATCAAACAAAATCTTCCCGAGATTAAAACATTGTTGCAGTTTAGAGTAGACCACAAGAAAGATAAACAGGTAACTATTCGTATGGAGCATGACACAATGGCTGTGTTTCATAACGACTTAGATTTTCTGCACAAACATTTTGATGGTTTAGTCGGTGCTAAAATAGACTTTACTCAAGTTGAGACTGCCGGATATGCTGGTGTTAAGTTATTTGCAAAACAACCTAAACACCCGTTTAGAGTTTATTTTAGAAGTAAGCGTGTGCCGGCAGAGTTTAGAGAAAGTGTTAAAAATATACTAAAATCTAACCCCAAACTAAGACCTAGCCCAGCATTTAAAATTTGGCTTAATAGCACTGAGAGCAATGGTTGGAGAGTATGGTATCATAACTACCTGAGTTCTAGTTTCTTCATTGATTATACAGAAGAAAGCTATCTAAGCTACTTTGCGTTGATGCACGGTGAACAGTTGGGTAAAAAGTACAAACTAGAGAAACGTCCCGTTATCGTCTAAACATGATAAATACTCTATTAATATAGGGTATTTACCATGGCAAAGATTGTAGAAGAAGTTGTAGTAATCAAACTAAGCAAATTAGTTAAAGAAAACACTGAATCCACTGGTTTAATCGCCAGCAATGAAATATGTGATGCACTAGAGCAAGTTGCACAAGAACTTGCAGGCGATGGTGTGGTTGTCGAAGTAGTGAGAGCATAATGAGCCAACCAGTAACAATCACATTAATCCCCCAGACAGCAAGTACTGGGCAGAACACACTTATTACAAGTGATAAACACCCTGCAGCCGGTTACTATCTAAGCAAGAAAGATTTCCAAACTTTTACTTGGAACTTTACCTCAGTTTCTGGAATTTTAACTTTTCAAGCTACATTAGCAGAAACCCCCACAGAAGATGATTGGTTTGTAGTTCACACTATTAACGCAACCAGTTCAACACAAAACAGTTATGTTAACATCACGGGTAACTTTGTTTGGTTACGTGCCGTTATGAATAACTTTAGTACTGGAACAATACAACATATCAAGGTAAGTTATTAATGATATTGCTAGAAGGCGGAAACATTTGGGACGATGTTGAGACTAATTTTGACCCCGGTCAAGTTGGTAAACCACTGACTGCCACAACACAAAAGATTTTAGATAACTTAGGTGTTAGTGTTAACACTATTGGTAGTTGCTGGAAGCCCCGCTATGACAGAAATGGTAACGTTGTTCCTAGCAACGACTTAGATGCTATGGTAGATTTAGCAATGTTGCAACATGTATTTCAAACTTCCGATGGTAAAACAACTAGACAAGCACTAGATGATTATCTACAAAAACAAGGATTGAAAACATATAAAGCAGGTGTTACTGTTCATACTAGAATCCCAATGGGCGGCAAGTTTTATCAAGTTGATTTGAAAGTTGTCCCTAACGCAGCCAAAGTTGCACAATTTCATAGACACGATATCCCTCAAGGTTCACCTTACAAGGGCGTTAATAAGCAATTAGTTATGAATGCCTTAGCAACAAGTCAAAATATGTTATGGAGTCCTGATGAAGGATTGTATGCACGTGATGCAGCCGGTAAGAAAGCACAATTATTAAGTGACGACTGGGATAAAATTGCTCAGTATTTGCTAGGCAAAGGCGCATCTGGTAAAGATTTGGGTAGTGTAGAATCAATCTTATCAAAGTTGCCTGATAATAGAAAAGAAGAAGTTTTGAATCTAGCACGAAGTGGACGTAGTTGGCAATCTGCAACACCCGGAGTCAATGAATGGTTTCGTAGAACATTGGATATGCTAAAATGAAAATAGAAGATTTTTTATTTGAGGCTTCTTCTGATGTAGGAAGAAAGTATCAGCATATAGAAGATTTAGTGATTGCTAACGGCAGTCATGGTGCAATGCATGCCGTCGAAAGAATGTATTACATGATCCACAACTACGATTCGATTGAATTAAAGTGGGACGGTATGCCTGTCGTCTACTGGGGTAGAGATAACAAGGGTATATTTAGAATGATTCCGAAAAATGCATGGGCTTATCTATCGAGAGGTGCAATGCAAACTAAATCGGGAGTTAAGACTTTACCTGATAATCCACAAGATGTTGTCAACTTCATTACTGGCACCGGCGGTGCAGCAGATGAAGGTCGTATGAATTTTGCAAAGAACGTAGCTAGTCTATGGTCTTTGTTAGAGAAAGCAAGCCCCAAACGTGGGTTTTTAGAAGGTGGTATTTTGTTTTATCCTGGTGTTAAACCAGACGGTAATACTGCAATGCCAGTGTTAAATCCAAGAACAAAGACATATGACTTTATGCCGAACATCACTGCATTTCATGTGCCAGTTGGTAGTGACTTGGGTAAAAAAATTAAAAGTGCTAAAATGATGATTGCAGCCACTGGCTTCTTTGATAAGCTAGGTAGCACCACTGAGGGCAGATTGGATAACACAAATACGTTAAGCACTAAAGATGTTATAGTTCAAGGTACAACATATGTTGAAGAAATGCCAGGAGTATCTACTAGTGG